AATTGATCGAGCCTGCAAAATTAGATGCGCCTGTGGTGCTGTTCGTGTTCGCAGTATTGCCCATGCCCGCGCCATGAACCGTGCAGACATAATATAATGTCGGCGCACCAGACGCGACTGTGATCTGCGTATAAGCGCCTGAATATCCAGGTGTTCCAACATACGTTACACCAGTCTCATATAAAGTAATCGCGGGTGTTGTAGAACTGAATTTTAACGGATGACCAATGTTAGTTGCAGAGGATTGGTCAAAAATATATGTGCTGCCTTCAGCCAACTCTAAGACGGGCTTTGATTTGCCATCAATATAGAAAACACCTCCGGATTCCGTGACTGTATATGTCCTACTACTGTTAGAACCTGCTTTCCATTGCCAGCCGACATAGGTGTTTCCGCTTTGATTAACGTGAAACGCTCCTCCTGTGCCAGTAGCAACTGTGAAACCGTTTGCATCAAACGAATTGATGTGACCGTAAACAGAGTTTGCACCATTCTCGGCTTCAGTTAAAGAAGAGTATAACTTTTTAGATGCACCAGTACCACGCACTGTGTCTTGCAGTGAATGCTGGTATCCAGTGCTTCGGTCTTTTATCCAAACTAAATCAGGAGCGAATGAAAGGTTTGATACAACTGCTCGTGGAGTTGCGCTGTCACCCGTCCAAGTTCTGACATCAAAATTCTGCGCACCATTGTTAATCGTGGCCGCTGGCAGATTATAGGTATTTAGCGAATTGAAGCCTGCTGGCGGTGTGTAAGTGAATGGACGTTGACCGAAATTATAAGCCTGAGAGCCAGAATGAAAACTTCCTGTTGTATGTATTTGGTAACCAGCAAAAACTCCCGTTATTGGCAAATTTGTTGCTGCGGCGTTGGCTCCGGTTGACGGATCACCAGAGGCTTGCCAAACATTATTTTTAGACCACCAAATTTTTTGATTTGCAGGGTCAACAGCGCAACCAATTACGTCTCCGTTGGTGAAACTGCTACCCCACGATAAAGTAAGCGTCCCGTTAGAATATCTTCGACCATCAGAAAAATACGCCCAACTGCCTGCTTGTGCCCAAGAATTTGTTCCAATTACCAATGGATCAAAAACCCCTGATATTGATCCATCGTAGGCAGCTGGCACGCTTGTAACAGTAATTTCAAAATATGTTTTTCCAGTTATAAGAATGGTTGATTGCTGTCTGGAAACTCCAGTCGGAACAACACCCGCTTGAGATACATTTAAATTAGCGTTACTATAAGTAAATGCATTGAATGCCGGAGAAACAATTCCAGTTAACGTAGAATAATTCGACGAACTTGCGCTGACAGTCGGGCTGTCAATCATGCTGTCATAGGTTGTGCCAGCGGTTAACGAGATGTTATTGGTGGCCCAATGATTGCCATATCCTCCTGTAGCACTTGCATTAGACGAAGCATCCATGCCAATTCGAAATGTAGAAGAAATTGTGCTTGCTTGCGTCGAGAAGTATGGCCCAACGCTTGATGCAGCTTCTACCTGATTGCCCCACAGATAAACAGAGCCACTACCATTTCCAAGGTAAGTCTGCGCGCTAGAATTAGCGGCATTCATCAAATAGACGGCAATACTACTTCCAGAAAGACCTACGCCAGTATGGGAAACGGAAATTCGATACCAGCCACTGCCAACTGATGATATGGTAGCGCTAGCGTCAGAACCTGAAATTATGGTTCCATCGGAAAGATTGGCATAAGCATTCTTTACCGTTGCTCCGTTCCACGCCTCTACTGTAATTGCGCTACGAGTGTTTGCTTTTGCATAAACGGAAAACGTATAGGTTACTCCGTTGGTTGTTGTGCCAATAGAATTATAATACCGATGAGTGCTATTTGCCGTATTTTCTGTAAGCGTGTCAGCAGTCGTTGTCCCATTAGGAGCAGCGACACTATTTGCCGTTACAGTTGCATTATTTTTTACATATGCACCGTTAGAAATATCTTCACTATATGTGCAGATATTCCCACCAGTAACAGTGCTTGTATTATCAAACGGCAGATAGAACCCATTCGTGCCGTATGTGCCAGCATAGCGGATAGGCTGCCAGATACCATTGGTATCGGTTACACCAAATGAAGCGGGTGTTAGTGCTTGACCGTCGATGAAGTTTACTTCGGCAAGGTAGCCACCAAAAAATGAACTGGAAGCACTATTGTAATAAACGCTTCCTATATCATGTCTAACATTGTTGTTTATAAAACCATCAGCATTCAATGAGGGGTCGTTAAAGCCCGATTGAAAAGATGTTACTTGAACACCATTTACATATAAATTCATTCTATTACTTGCAGTTGCTTGCGTTGTATCCCAAACCGCTACTATGTGATACCAAGCCGAGGGGTCACGAAATACTTGAGTTGTAAAGCGTGTTCCAGCATCAACGGTACTATAGTTTTGCCATAAAATATAATCGTTATAAAATAATATTTGGCAAAAATTAGTGGTTGTAGCCCCAGCATTTGAAAAAAGAACTAATGAACCTGATCCTAATTCTCCTCTTTTTATCCATCCAGACCAAGTCCATGTCTTGCGATTACCCGCGCTTGCAAAAGTCCTATTCAAATACGCACTAGCAGACGAGCGGAACCGCAAGCTACGGGCGATGGTGTAACCGCTTGTAGACGAAACAAACAGCGGGTTGATTTCTGTAGGAAGTCCCATAACTCACCCGATATTCAACAACGAGTTGACGGTGATGCTGGTCGCTGATCGCACAGAAAAAAACACGGCATCCACGGCGCTGGCTGTGGTGGTCAGGGTTGGTGCTGCTGCGCTTGGGAACTTGTAATACCCACCCCATGATAGAGTGCGTGAACCGGTGCCGTCTTGGGTTATGTAAATCACACCTGATTGGCCCACTGTCATGTTTGTTGGATTGGCAAAAGTACGATTGCCGCCAAGAGTGACGCTGAAGTTGTTGCCTTGCGAGAAGTCCGGCGTGATCGTTGCACCATCAGTCAAAGCGTGTGTATTGGATGCGCTGTTACCCTGCACATACAGCTTTGGGGATTGCCCTGTGGTGTTGATATTTACTGATCCTGCTGTCTGAGCAAGGTTTACGTTTCCGCTTGAGTCCAGCAATATATTGCTGGAGGCGGATGATGGATCTTGGATGATGGTGGTTTTGAGTATTGCGGGCATTGATGTTCTCACTCATACAGAATGTTGATGGAACCAGCGTCGAAGGTGTCTGTACCGTTGACAGTAGTAATGCGAATAGCTGTCAAGGTCGCACCTAATGAAATACTTCCAGCACCGCCACCACCACCAGCGGTATTTGACAAATAAATTGTGCCTGCATAACACCAAGTGTTACTAGTCAAGTTTGTGACGGTTGCTGTTCCATGCAATACATTGGCGGCGATTGGCTGTCCAATGACACCAAAACCTGTTGTCTGATTTGTGATTGAGTTCGCACTATTAACTGCACCAAGATAGCCTGTTGTTGTATATGTTGTTGATCCAGTGCCAAGTTGAACAATTACAAAACTAGTACCGCTTGTGCTTACGCCTTGGAAATTAATTGTAATACGTTTTACCCAAGAAGGGATACCTGTGAAGTCAATGCTTGTGCCTGATGTAGATGCAACAGCGGTTCCAGACGTAATAACGCTGCTTGCCATTGAAGACATGGCAGCGCCAGTAATTGTCGGGCTTGTCAGCGTCTTATTAGTCAGCGTCTGAGTGGCGGCATTGGTTGTTACCGTATCCGTCGTAGCCGGAAGCGTAATCGTATTCGTCCCCGCAACCGCTGGCGGATTGATGGTGATCTGGCCGCTTGTTGCGCCGTTTAGTGTAAGACTACCCATTTATACCACCGTCCATGTTGATGATGCAGGGATTGTAACTGTAGCAGATGCAGAAACCGTAATCGGACCAAACGAGCCAGCATTTATGTTGGAAGGTATACTATAAGATGTGGTTACTGTTTGTCCGTTTTGGAAAAAAACCTGATCACCTCCAGAACCCGTAGCACCTCCACCAATGTTGCCCCATGCTGAACCATTGTAGCCCTCAAAAGCACTGTTGTCCGAGTTAAACCGGATCATACCGGAGTTTGGGGAGCCGCTGCGCTGTGCCGTTGTACCGACAGGAAGGTCCAGCTGACCTGTACCGCTCATAAGAAGGTCGCCGGTAATTGTCGTCGCACCAAGAGTCTTGTTTGTCAGCGTCTGAGTCGTTGCTTCACCTACAGGAGCATTCACAACTTCGATGACGTCTGTACCATTGTTATAGACAATAGCCTTTTTGCCGACGGCAAGTGTAACACCGGTTTGACCCGATACTTTAAAGACAATCGAAGCGCTGGTGTTGTTGAAAATAATATAAGGTTTTTGAACTGCGGGAACGGTTACGTTATGGGCCGCCGTCGGAGATCCGGTAAACTCAATAACATAATATCTCCCAACACCCGTCGCACCGTTTGGGATTGTCAGGGCTGTTGGTCCGGCACCAGCAAGGGATTGGGTCGTATACCCAGCAATCGCCTCCTCAAGAAGCGTACCAAGATTTGTATTTGTCGTATCGCCCCATGTGCCGGACTGGTCTCCCGTACCCATGAGTTCGATTTTAAGGTTTGTTGAATAAGTACTTGCCATTTGTCACCTTTAAATCGTTAACACGACAACAGCGTGTAACTATACTTGTTTAATCAGAACGGCACAATGGGGGTCCAGCCCGAAGCCGAAGGAGGAATAACCTCACCCCAGACAAAAACTGGACCTGTTGTGCCAACTGCTTCTACTCCCGAAACAAAAACATTACAGTTTGCCACTACAGAAACCGTACCAATTTGTCCAAGTCCTTGAACTCCCGTAACGTACACGGTGTCTTGTGGTACAAGAACCGTTCCCACATAACCCGTTGCCGAAACACCCGTTAACTCAACCCCGATATCGACAGAAACAGTACCGACCGCCCCTGTACCAAGCCCTGTAACTGGCCCCCCTGTTCCAAAAGGACCATAGCCCCAACCTTGAGACCTGGACCACCCCTCAAATGCAACAATAGGATCTGACATGTAGAAGTTAAGCTATACGAATAATAGCGTTGCTTGCGTCATTAGTAGGAAACAAAACGGTAAACGTGTTTGCAACTGCCGACTTATCCGAACCGAAGTCTAAAACAACAACCGAACTATTTGCTTGTGTTTGGTTGTAAATTAAGGCCCCTCGGGCGGTAAAAGTAGCCGAAGGCCACGCAGCATCTGCAAAGTCACAAAATGCTGTAGTGCCCGACGAAGTCGATGTTGCACCTGTTAAAAGTAAACCACCCGCAACATAGGCAGTTCCCGCAGAATTGGTGGTTTCGTCGGAACTCGTGTAAACTGTTGTAGATGCATTCAGCGTGGCAGAAGAAGTATAAAGAGCCATTTTGTACGAATCAGCTGTTGTCGAAGCACGAACAACCGTTGTTCCAAAAGCCTGTTTGCCGTTCAAAAGATCGAGTTTGAACGACGTTGTCATGTAATTACCTGTGAACGCCATTACGGCCTCCTGATTATTTCAGCAAGCTGGGGATAGCCTGCTTCTGTTAACATAAGACCAACTTTACCCCGATCACAGGCAATTGCCCGAACCATGCTTTGCAGTATAACGTGTTCTATTTGAGCACGAAAGGCCCGTGCCTGCTCTGAAATAACGGGACTGACAGAGTTTTCGATACAAATAATGCGGTCCACTGCTCGCTTGGCCCAAAACTCGGGCGGGTGACCTCCGTCCTTACTTACGGAAACCTCAACCGGAAACACCGTTGTCTGTAGTTCTTGTGTAAACATCAGTTAGCCTTTACTCTGATAAGACCGTCACGGTAAGCGTCTATGTCTTCTCTGCCTTCACCATAGTTTTTAAGGCGCGATAATGCCTCAACAAACCGTTGATTATAAATGCCCAAAAGATCTGACTCACCTTTCATAAAAGCATACGCTTCAACTAAAGAGCCATACAACAATGCTTCTTGGCCGTAGTTGCTAATCCAGGTTCCGCTGGTTTCAACCGTCAAACTGTTTGGACGATAATAATAGTGAAGCTCAACCTCATAGGTATTGTTTGGGACAGGGGCTAAAATAAAGGTATTAACATCAAAAGGTGCATAATACTTTGGGACGCCTGTAATTCCAGTAGGGTTGTATTCCTGAAGATACTCAACATCCTTCTGAAGTAAAAAGTTTATTGACCCATTTGCCGTCACTGCCAAACTAAAAGAAGACAAGTAGTCAGAAGGAACTGGTAAATATTTATTTCCTATGGTTAGGTTATTTGTCTGGTTTCTGCGAAAAACAGTAAGATCAACAGCAAAAAGTATACGTTCTTCAGCATTTTTAATAAACGTATTGATATTGTTGTTAAAAGTGGTTTCATCGTACTGTGTCCAGTCCTTAATGGCTTGAACCAGCGTAGCGTATGTCCAAGCCATTAGGTAATCTCCACAGTAACGACACCAACCTGAGTGATCCCCTGAAGCAGAGAGTTGCTTAAAAATGGAAACTGTCCATCCTGAACAGGCACATCCATCGGCTCGCCCGGAGACAGGCGAGGTTCATATAAAGCTTGTGGCTCTGTTGGCGGGTAAATCGGACTTAATTGCGGATGCTTGACTTCCCAGCATTCCGGACAAGTTTTTAAACCGTTCCATTCCTTACGAAGTTGCAAATAGTCATACTGAAACCCGCATCGGTCACAGATGGCAATAGAGTAAGTACCGCTGGCAAAACGTGTCACATGAGCACACGGTAAGAACTTCTTCCCGGCGTTATATTTAAGGAAGCCCTGTCCCTATCCTCAGTCGAAGCCCTAATAAACTCTTCGTCATAAACGGCCTTAAGCAACCCAACTCGATCAGGAGCTTTTTTAATTGCTAGATAATACGCCAGCCCTGCTGCAAGGCAGGGGTAGAAACGAAACGGCATGTCCATTGTATTGACGCCTGCCACGGCGTCATCCATACGCGTCAGTTTTGTCACAACAACGCTGTAGTTGGTGTCAGGAGTAGGCCAGACATACAGAACAGGAATAACCTGACGATCAACATAGTACTGAGTCGGCTGACCGGTTGTCAGTTTGTTGGGAATATTGTTGTAGTATTCCCGGCTAACACGGTCCATTGTCAGGTCTGATTGTGACGAAGTTCCCTGACCAGTAGGCATACGGCAAATTGATTGAATAACATCAATATCGGAAGCCGCAAGATTGTACGTTGGCGTTCCAGAAATCATCGTGATTGTCTGGTTCTCAATTGTCCATTGCAGAAGTCCACGGTTTGCCCAATCGGCCAAGACAAGATTAAGACTACGACGAGCTGTCCGCTGATCGTAGCCTGTTCTTACTTCAATACCGCAACGCTCATACGCCTCTTCGATGTACTCAGCGACGTCAAGCTCAAAAGACTTGGTTCCAGAAACGGCCATTGTTAACTGCCCCTAAGATCCTTCTTTGCCATCCCCTTTTTCATCATCTACTCTTTGTACAAGTTGTTAAACGTCACCTCGGGATCCATATACGAATCATCTTGCTCCGCACAATGAACCCATTGACCGGGTCGAAAATCGGGTGCTCCCTCACCTGTGACCCAATATGCTGGGCTAGTAACTCGCACTCGATTGTTTGGTAAGGCCACTATATTTCCTGTCCATTTTCCAGCATTGGTCAGCATAAGCACATGGCTTTGTTTATGTTGGGATGGGTCTTCTGATACATCACTTTCAGCATAATCCACCGTAAATAAGTACCGACCAGTATGGAACTCATTGTTGATCTTGCACAACCAAGGAGAGGGTTGCGCCCTGTCAATCCTAACAATCCCGTGATTGTATGAGCTACAGTCCCAAGGCTGCGCCAGATGAGTCTCCATGCGCTCGGGCCATTCCTGAAGAGGGATGTCACCCACAAGAGCTGTGATTGGCATACGTGCCCACATTGCCCCGCCATGAGGATTTGGCCGACCTTCTGCTTCGCATCCAGAAAAAATAACTTGGAACCCAAGACACCGATCAGGAATGGTCGTAACAGCGACTGCCAGTCCATGAAGGTACTCTCCGTGATAGTTTTGGTGTCCATTTGTAAACTCTTTTCGTATCCAGCATTTAAAGTACGGAATATTGCTGGTTAAATACATTAAACAAGTCTTCCTTTGGCTTTACCCTTTACTGTACCCATTTTAGCTTTTACGCCACCACCCATAGCCATTTTAGCTTTTACGCCACCACCCATAGCCATTTTAGCCCTGCCGCCCATCATGTCTTTCTTTGCCATACCGCCCATCATCATTTTAGCAGTTCTCTTTTTAGCCGCGTCGTAACTCTTCATGTCAGCGTCCTTCATCATCTTGCCACTAGGCATCTTGTGCATACCTGACTTTTTCATCTTTGAACTCCTTTTTGAAAAAAGACCGTTTACAATTTCACCAGGCATCTCAGTACATCTTTCCTTTGCCGTGCCCACGAAGAGCTACGCCACAACCTCGTGGCTTAGATTTTTTAGAGCTGACCATGCCACCCGCTGCTCTCCGTTGTATATTTTGCATAGGCGGATTGCCAGCCTCCTTATTTGCTTTTGCAGCATCTCTGACCTTTTGTGCAATATCTGTTCTTGGATCTTTTTTAGTCGATTCGGCGGGGAGCCTCGCCGGAGGAGTTTGACTATAAAAACGTGATCCCGGAAGGGCCGACTCGGGATAATATTGTCCTCGCCTTATAGCACCGCTCTCAATGGCTTTATCAATTGCTTTCTGTGCCCTTGATGCAGCGGCGCCCGCACGTTGTTGCTCTGTTTTTGGCGCATCCGGAGCGACTTGCAAAACAGGTGTTTTCGGACGCGGCACAGGCATGGGCGGAGTCTTTTTGGGCGACGCCGGGGGAGGGTCTTCATCGGCGTAATCTGTTGTGAATTCGTCACCATTAAATATGAATCTGCCCCCAGGGCCTTGTTTTGCACGTTCCTCTGCAAACTTTTGTTCAAACGGGGATAAACGTTTCTTTGCCATATCACTTACTCCTTTTCTTCAACATGCGGGCCTCAGAAAAAGCAATAGCAACAGCTTGCTTACGACTTTTAACCACAGGACCATTTTTACTTCCGGAGTGAAGCTTTCCGGCTTTAAACTCCTTCATGACCTTCTCAACCTTACCAGGCATCTTCTTACGGACCGTGCCGCCTTTCTTGTAGACGCCACGACCCCTAAGAATATCTGCCTTGGTTACTTGACCGTCGCCGGTAAGATCTGGAAACTTGGACACTTTAGCCTCATCTAAATCTTGCAGTTTTTTGGGCGATGCCCTTAGGCTGCTTTACAAACTGTTTTCCCTTGGCTTTGCCTTCACGCTTGGCCTTGGTGGTTGCTGCATATTCCGCAGAAGATAAAGACCTAATCGCTGCCTCAGGCAAATAACGCTCCCCCGTCTTTGACGAGGGCTTACCGGACTTTGTGCGCCATTTCTGCGCTGACCAGTTTTTAAGCGATTGCTGAGGCGCTTTCATCAGTCTTTGTACCCTCCGCCCTTGGCCTTGTACTGTTTAGCTAAAAGTTGAGCTTTGCGAGCAGACCATTGACCGGCACCAGTTCCCTGAACCGCCGATGCTTTGATCTTGTTGAACAAAGCCTTCCTCATGCTTGGCTTGGTGTAGTTGCCAGAGGTGTTAACTTTGCTTTTTGTGGCGGGTTTGCTAACCATTACTTTTTACCTTTTTTACCCATAGCAATCATGATCGCAATACCAACCTTTGGTTTTTTTGCATGGCCGCCATGCTTCATTGACGGCACCATCAAAGGCGCAGCTTTCATGCCCGACATAGCCTTCATAGCCTTCATAGCCTTCATGCCCGGCATAGTTTTACGAGACTTGTTTTTAGAAATGGTTCTAGAAATACTTGATTTACGCACGAAACTTCTCCTTAATTTTGCTGATGCCGCGTTGAACAGTTTTCGTCTCGTAGATACGAATACCCGTCCATAAAATTGTAAACAAAGCAGCAACAGAGGGAAGAATGTCCATCAACGCACCTATAACTGTAGTGATTGAAACCAGGTCAAGAACCTGTTTAACACTTTCATCTATATTTAACATCAGCATCTCCACCGTTTTCTAGCCTGACGAAGGCGACTGTTCGGGTCTCTTGCAGCCTCCGGGAACATTTTCATCTGTCCAGCAGAACGAGCACAAAATGATTTACGGCGTTTTGCTCTCTCGCCAGACGGTTTTGATTCAGTTACTGCTGTTTTTAACTTTGAGCCAGGATTTGCACGACGATAAGCCTTTACGCCTTTTTCTGTCATCCCCGCGCCCTTTTTAGTGGCGCGGAAATTTCCAGACTTAACAGAGGTTTTGATGCCCATATCTTTAGCCATCACGCAGCCCTCAAGCTCTACGTCTTTTAACCATAGTTCTTTGTCATCTCAAGGATGACGGTATATCTATCGCCGACACTGGCACCCACAGTGGTAAACAACACGTCACCCGTCTTGCCGCTGCCCGCGTTGTTTGGCAACCCGCCAAAATTATCAAGATTAAGCGAAACAAATTTGTCGGAACCAATAGTAAAACAAACGACATCCGTCGTTGCGTCCCAAAGAATATCAATGCCCATGCCCACAGTTACGGCATTGAGTCTTACAATATTAACACTCGTGCAAGGTTTTCCCTGACTGGCCGTTAAAGCAGAAACATCTACCTTAATAACAGCAGACTCTCCGCTGCCATCTGATATATTTGTAAATTTCATAACAGCTGTGTGTGAGCCGTCAAAAATTACTTGTGAAGCTACAGCATCCGCCATGCGATTCTCCTACAAACAGGTTGTGTGAGCGATGCGTTGATCGCATCGCCCTTAACCACACTAAGCGGTGTATGTACCATGCTGGATGTAGTTCACTACAAGCGTACCGGCGCCAGCGCCGGTGTTGGTTGAGGTGATACGAATCTTAACGTCAGATGCGCCAACATTAATCCAGTTAGAGACACGGGTTGCATCCGCTCCAGGGGTTGCTCCAACGATACCAAGTGTACCACCGGCAACTGCGCCAGCAGCCGTAAAGGCTGTCGCCGAGATTGTTGATCCAACACCTAATGTAGAAGCCGCACCGTCCCAGATTGTTGTGACAAACACTTGAATGCTTGTAATTGTAGAGCCAGCGGGAATCACAATGTTAGTGGTATACACGCCAGCCGAGCCGCCGTTGGTAGCTTGCGTAATCGCTTCTTTTTGAGAAAGAACAACCTCACCAATATTGGCAACATCTGTGCCAAGTGTAGTGCCGGTTGTGAACTTGATTAGGCCCGAGCGTATAGGACCAGAGAAAGTTGATGTACCCATTAAGGTCTCCTGTCGTTGGGTTTGTCAGCCTTGACGGCTGTCAGGAACTGAAAAACTGTATAGTAAAAAGGGGGCTGACACAAGTCCAGCCCCCGTCAACTACAACACGATTAGTGCAAATCACGCACCTTGCGAGCCGTAAATACCACGCGGATCAGACCACCCGAACGAATAACGCTCGCGGGCCTTGTAGCGCACGTTGCCTGTATCAAAGTCACCTTCAAGAGCCGTCTTAAGCGGTGAACGGACAAAGTGTTTCAAGCCGTTCGGAGAATCCGTCTTTAAGAAAAACGCATCAGGATCAGTCAAGAAATGATTAATCACAAAACCGTCAGGCAAATAGCTGCCAGACCGTATCGCATTCGTATCATTATCTGAGGTTCCTGTGCGTAACTCCGACCTCAAAAGACGCTGAGCCGTGAACTGAAGCTGGGGAGGGATAATAAGCTTCATGCCACGAAGAGCGGTTTTAAGACCACGTTCGTCGATAAAGAGCGAAATATCAATGAGCGCCTGTTCAAGAGACGTTTCATTGAGGTCCGCCTGCGTCGAGAGCGTGTTCGAGAAGTTACCACCCATTGCAGTCGGATGCGCCGAATTGATAAGCGACACTCCATCCCCGCCCGGATAGGACGAAGAGAAGGCGTTGTTCAATACTGAAGCAGCCTTGACTTGCTTGGTGTTCGACATTGAACGAGCTAGAGCCCGGGTATAACGAGCCGAAAGCTTGTCATAGAGATTGTCTTCCACAGCCTCTTCCGTGATGGCGAATGCAAGAGCAATCGTCTCATGGGTGTAGCGGGCCGTAAAAGATTCGCCTGCCTGATCATAGGAGACGGCAGCGCCTTCACCTTTCACAGGGGCTTGTTGAAAGCCATAAAGCATGACTTCTTCTTCAAACGCACGATCTGAAGTCTCTGTGTCAAAGATCTCAGTGTGCTCGTCGTCGTAACGATCATACTCCAAACCAAAGAGTGCATTGAGGCCGGGCTCAAGTTCTTTGAGGAGTTGTGAACGGGTAATTGCCATTGTTCATTACTCCTTAGACGCCAGCGCCGGCGCCATTGGCACCATAGCGATAGAAATGATTGTTAAGTTGAACCATAGCAATACGACCGGCAACCGTCGGATCCGAGTCGTTTGGGGTGTCCAGAAAACCCAAGATGCGAAGGTTAAGAGTATTGGTCGTATTTACTGTCGAAACCGCAAGTTCTGCTGAAGACAAACCAGTACTGGAAGAACCAGAGGTTGCTGTTCCAAAATTTGCGTTAGCATGAATAATTGAATCTGCTGCTGCCGCGTCGCAATTAATAACAAAAACGGCATCAGGGTCAGAGACGATCATTGCTGTTGCGGGCGTGCTAGCCTTAACAGCAGCGGTGCCGGGCCAGAACGGAGACCAACGAGGTTTACCCTCAAGATCAACGTAGTTACAACCCATAAAAACGCCTAGAAGCGGTACGGTTCCTCCACTGGCGCTGCCGACAATGTTGATCAAACCGTTAGCAAGCGGAATCACAGGGGAGCCCTGATAGACTACGCTTGATGTGCCAGCCGTCGAAGCCGTTTGAATACTGTAAACGACATCTCCGGACGAGTTTACTGCGCTTCCAAGCATACGAAGCGGCTTTAGGCCGAACGCGGCATCTGTATTTGCCATTGCTTAGATCCTTTGTTCAGGAGGTTTTAAGGCCTCCAAACGTGACACGGGACTGCCGATTGGGTTTTTCAATCGGCATTTTTGAGTTGCTCTCTTGCATCAGGTCGCTATCAACCGCAGTCATCTGATCACCAGCCATTTTGCGGTAATAGGCGTTACGCTGGTTAGCAAGTTCTTGTGGAATACGGGCCAGGGCCAAGCCTCCCACAGCAATCACTCCGGCATGTTTGCCGTCTTGAATGCTTGGAAGATCGTCTCGTTGGGGGTATTCCTCTGCGCGAACTAATTCAAAGCCTTCGCGAAGGCGAGCGGACATATTTTTCCGGTCATCGAAACCTTGGTTCTCAAAACGAATCCAACGGTGAACAAAGCCCTCCGGAGGAGGTGGTGCGTCTAAAGTAGACGGGGGGCGCCAGACTTTTGGTCTAACGGATTTTTCGCGGATACCTGAGGCGCGTTCAGTGCGAGTCATTGTGCTCTCTCCTGTACAAGCTTCAGCTGCCGTTTGTAGTCATCATAACTAACTCCCAACCGTTTGGCAATCGTCTTCTGCGTCTCTGTCAATTCAACATCTCCAGAAGAGCGCTTTACCTGGGTTGGACGCCCTGAAGCTACCGGGTTACTAGGTTTTTTACTTGAGGGTGTATTAAACCTGTGAGGAAACTCTTGGCGAATACGCTTATCCAACTCAAGATAATAGTCATCGTCATCGCCTGTATAGCCTTCTCGCACGAGGTCCTTGTGAATGTTCATGGCCTCTTCGGTCATAGCTCTGTTTTTACCGAACCATGTATTTTTTTCGCCCCACTCCTGAGCTTTTGGATCAGGCGTCGCCTGTCTCAACTGCACGGGGGGCTGTGCGGGCGCTTCAACTGCCTGTTGCCGATACGCTCGATAGTTTCTCAAACGCTCACGTTCTGAAGCTACCCGAACCAGGTTACTCTGAACATCTACTTGTTTGTCCACATCGCCGCTGTCCACGGCAAACTTAAGTTGATCGCGAAAAAGCTGCTCTTGAGTCGAGAGACGTGTTTCAGCCTCGGCCTCAAAACTGTCATTTAGAGTCGTCTCGCGTTTTCGGATCTCGTCCAGTTGCATCTTGACCGCTTTTGCATAGTCAAGGGCTTCCTGTTCACGTCGCTGTGCTTCTCTGGCTTTATAGGTAAGTTTATTAATTCGACGCCTGACAGTCTCGCTAACCCGGTCAAGTTCATCGTCCTCTTCCGCAGCTTTTTTAGGCTCCCCTACCTGATCTTCTTCATTATCGGAGGCCTCTAGGGAAACAGGCTTAACCTGTTTCTCAGAGGTGTCTTCGGACTCCTGTTCCTCAACGATCTCTTTGTCCTTGTCTTCTTCCTCAAGCATGAATCGCTCCATGTTGCGCTTAGACGTGCAAGACGTCAGCGGGGTCTACAATAGTTGCAATTACCTCGTCATCGTTAATGATTCGGACTTCTCCACCGTCAATACGAAACCGTGCTCCAGCATAACGCCCAATCATTACCCAATCACCCTTTTTACACCAAGGACCAGTAGAGAATTTTTGTTCGTCATTATAAGCATCCGGCCCAACGGCTAAAACATATCCCACCACAGTGGTCAAAGCGTTACGCTCAACAGTTTCATCCGCATAAAGAACGCCGCCCCGAGACTGTTTGGGGCCACGATAGGGAAGAATAAGGACACGCCAGCCCGTAGGTTTAGGCAGCCGCTCCAGAACACTTGTAGGTATTTTTGTGGGGTCTAAGGAACGCTCGACCTCTGGAACATAGGCATCGGCAACAGTAGGTTCTGTTGGTTCTTGGGTCGGAGGCATTGATGGTTTTATGGCCTCAGCGTTCTTTATCGCGTATTCCGGTAAAATCAGACCAGTCATCTTCATCACTACTTTTCTTCAGCAGAGAGACTATATGCTCCTCTACCAACACAAACGCCTCGTACTGAAAGCGAAGCTTCTGATAGGTAGCGAAGTCCGGAACAGCTCCCTCTGTTATCTGTTCCGTTAAAATCGCGGTCCTCTCGCGTAGGAATTTAAGAATACTCTCAGCTAAATGAAGACCGTCCACTAATTATCCCTTATTTGAAAGCATCCCCGTGCTTATGAGCAGAACCAAAGTAATACGACAGCACCAGCATCAATGCCCCATCTAAGGTACCAAGAACCCGTGCAATAAGTTCCCGCATAGAACTTTCAATAACATTATGCAACAAAAACCACTGGACTGTTCCCCAAGCAACTACAACAACAACCGCAAGGACACGCGGTGTGAGATCGTGCGTTAAAATTGCATATTTGCGCGCGCTATCCCTATCAGAAACTGCAATACGTTGTAAATCTATGTCCAAAGACTTCATCTGGACCTTAAAATCCGCGTCAATCTTCTTGAGCGCAGAAAGCTGATCCGCTGTCGGATTGGCAAGAGCCGTTTTTATTTCGTCCTCGGTTGCTCCGTCATGACCAAATAAAGCACCCGAAAGAGCTTTGACCGCTATGCCTGCGACGGGACCACCAAGAGCCGTGGCAATAGTCGGAGCAACAGAGCCAATTAAAGGTCCAAGTGCCTTAAGAAGATCCATTATAAAATCCTAAACGTCTTTGAACGAAGCATGGCATTAAAGCCACGAACTTTCATCTCGCCCCTCGACGGTGCCCCTGGAACAGTTACATTCTCAGTTCTGCGTAAAGGAACTTCTCCCTGTCCCTCAATGACTTGCACCATATCATCAATCTTAGGCGTTTTCGTCTTGCTGCGCTTAATTGGATAAGACATGCTATTTTCCTTACTATACTGTTAAGAATGTTGAAGGAACAAAACCATAAACAGGGGCGTTTGTTTGAGCAAAAGTGCCTAAAGAAGATATACCGCTCTGGGTGGGGCTAGCACCAGTGTTTATCACTGCGCCTGGTCTACGCCGTCCGTACTTGCGAAAATAGTCCTCATCGGAAAGGTCAGCGTCTGAAAGATCGGCAACAATTGCCCTTTGTCCTCTATTATCAGATTGGGAGCCCCCTCCGACTGCGGAATTGTCTCTAGGTACATTAGAAGATGATCGATCTGATTCTGCTCCAAGATATGATTTCTCACCGCCGCCTTTAAAAAGACCACCGATCCCACCGACTAGCCCAGTTATGGCTTCTCCAAATACATCAGTGAGGTCCTTAATATAGTAGTCAACCACCGGTCCTTGACCATAATCAACAATACGAGACTTAATCTCTCCGGGCTCAACTTTCCTACCAAGTTGTGTCTCCATGTCCCGGCGATAATATTCTTTAGGTGTAATGCCCCCGTATTCGTCTTTTAAGATCTGTTTCGAATAAGCGTCCGGAAATAATCCCGTGCGCCCTTCTTCTTCAAGTTTAGATATTTGACGCTGGGTATTAAAAAGGTTGCTAAGAAATTCAGAAAAAGTTTCTGGGTTAGCTGACGCTGCTTGCGCCGCCGCCCCCGGTACAGCAAAATCAGCTCCTGCGTCAGCAGAAGCAAACTTCGCTCCTGACGCAGAAAGGTCGGCTCGGTTAACCGCATCTATGTTAGCCTCGTCACTTCCGCCCGCAAGCATTAGCTTGAGGTTAGGGGGTGCTGTGTCAAGGGTGTATTCACTAGGGGGGCGCGGAACAGGAATTGGTACGTTTGGTACAACGGGAGATGCATTAGCCATCTTTTTCCCTGCCCAACGCGTAATATCCGCTACCGTCTTTCCACCACCAAGAATGCTTTGATTTGCCGTAATGGAACGCTTATTTACGAGACCTTCGATTGGTGTATCTGGGTTAGCGCGCAAAACCTTTATTGCATCACCTACACCCAAGAAGTGAGAGAGATAGAGTGTGTTTTCGTTCACCGGCAACCCGCGCGCTGACAAGGAATCTGCATTATCGCGTGCAAGAAAGGTCGCCATTTCAGTAGAAAGGTTAGGATCGCTACGCAACCCATACACTTCTTCTGCTGACCGTCCTATCCTTAGATCAGGGCGATGCCTATTGACCATCAGGTCCCATGTGCCTTTGGTAAATTGCGCTACCCCAGATGCTGAAGATGTCCGCGATTTAGCGAAAGGATTATTACCAGACTCGACGTTGAGAGTTTTGCCCACCGCGGCCCTAATAACCGCGTCTTCAGCCTCAGCTTGTGCAAGACCCTTTGCAGCGCTGCCCCTAGTATAAACACTAGATGGTGTTACCCTATAGTTAGCTTGGTTTTGCTTGCGGATTGCTGTTTCTACTGCTGCTTGTTGCGCGGCTTTTGTAGCCTCACGTTG